TAACAACGGCACAGATCAGATAATTCTTGAGCTTACCAACGAGTCGCATACTATTCCTGCTTATTATGACGGAACTACCGTACCTGCTAGCTATATTGGTAGTGGTACAGAAATACGTGTAAAACAGGGCAATCAATATTTAACGGTTGATAACACAGTACCATACGCGCCAGGAACTTGGACAGTTACTGCTGCCAACGGTGTAAATATTACACCAGACACAACACCTGGTATTTTTAGCAGCTACATTAACTATGACACTCATAGTAACATGACAGCTGATCGTGCATACATTGACTATACTGTAACAGGTACCAGCTTAACTGGTGCGCCGTTTTCAATCTCACGTCGTCAAAGCTTTGCAAAGTCAGTGGCAGGTGAGCCAGGTGCAACAGCTACATTGGTTAGATTAACTACTACTGAGCTGGTATTTATTAAGTTCAAAGATGGTACCTACAGCAGCAATAGTGTTACCATATATGCCAATACACAAAATATTCCGACACCAGTGTTTGTGTGGAATGATGGTATTAATCCACCAGTTACAAAAGACAGTACTACAGATCCGGCAGCAAGTCAGTTTGTATTTAACCGTCCAGCGGAGCTGGGTGTTTACACAATCACAGTAAGCGTAACGGACAAAACTAACACCGCACTTGGTACAGCTGTGGATTCTATGTCTATTGCTTTTATTGAAGAAGGCAGCGACGCTTACACATTTCTTTTCAAAGATCCTGTGGCTCAACTAAGTGCCAATAGTCTTGGAATCGTCGAAGGTGGAGTTACCAGTGTTGTAAACCACATTATTGGTGCACAAGGTATTGCATTGTTAGTGCCTGGTGTGGACATTATATACACCGTGGATAGCACAGAAAATTGTACTGCTACATTGGGTAGTGTAACTGGAACGTGGAATCAGGAATTTACTGTTAGTGGGGCATTTTTTACTAATGCCAGCATTACTTCAGCTAGCGTAACCATCAAGTGTCAAGTTCCTGGTGGAATTTACTACTTGATGAAAACTTCGTACTCAAAAGTACGCAAAGGCGACACAGGTGCTGCCGGAGCTAATGCGGTTTTTGCAGACTTGGTTAGTGAAGCTGATGTGGTTACTGCACTAACGGATGGTACAGGATATACACTACCAACAGGCAACGCACTGCAGCTATACAGTGGTGGTAATATTGTAACTGCTGGAGTTACCTATGGCGGCACTACAACAAAAAATGGTTTAACTTTAACCATCAACACTGCGGGTACAATTACGCTAAGCGGTGCGGCTTGGACCAGCAATCAAGAAACTTTTAACGTAACTGCAACACTTGGTGGTGTAGCATATACTGCTGCCTACACAATTGCAAAGTCACGTGCAGGTAGTGATGCTGTGTTTGTTGACCTGTTAAGCGAAGCCGAGGTAGTTAACAGCGCCGCAGACGGTACTGGGTATACTCTACCAACTGGCAACAGCATGCGCTTATTCAAAGGCGGGGTGCAGGTAACTACTGGGGTTGTATACAGCGGCGGTACTGTAAAAAATGGGTTAACACTGTCTATTGCGGGTAGCACTGGAGCAATCACACTAAGTGGTGCGGCTTGGACAAGCGACAGGGAAACTTTTACACTAACAGCTACTTTTGATAGCGTAGCGTATACCTATACCTACAAGATTACCAAGGCCAAGCAAGGTGTGCAAGGTGTAGCAGGTTCTACAGGTGCGGCAACAGCAACCGTAGCATTATATGCCAAGAATACTAGCAGCAGTACGCCACCAGCAGCATTTTCGGGGACTTTTACTTATACATTTAGTACTAGTCTGCTAAGTGGTGGCACATTAAACGGATGGGCTCAAACAGCTCCTGGTGTAGCAAACGGCGAGTATTTGTGGGTTCGTTATGCGGTAGCTAGCAGTGCAACTGCCACAGATACTATTGCCAGCACAGAGTTTAGCGGTGCTGTTGTAAGCTCAGTTGGCGGAGTTAATGGAGTTGCTGGAACTAACACTGCTACCATAGAACTGTTTGCTAAAAACACAAGCGCCAGCACAGCTCCCGCAGCATTCAGTGGAACTTTTACTTATACATTTAGTAACGCAACACTAACTGGCGGTACACTAAACGGCTGGAGTCGAACTGCTCCGGCTATTACCAATGGCGAATATTTATGGGCTCGTTACGCGGTTGCTGCTAGTAATACAGCAACTGACGCTGTTGACGCCAGTGAGTTTAGTGCAGCTGTTGTTCGAAGTATTGGGGGTACAAATGGTGCGCCTGGTACAAACGGTACAAACGGTACAAATGGTACTAATGGTGTAAACGCAGTAAAGTCCACAAGCGGGTATATTTATTATGCATTTGCTGGCGGAAGTCCAGGCACTCCAAGCGCCAGCAGCTTTAACTTTAGTACTGGTGCATTTACTGGTTTAAGCGGTGGTTGGGGTACTACAGTAAATATGACCGGTAATGGATCGTATTGGGCAGCACGTTATATTGTAACAGAATCAGCTTTTGGCAGCAATACTGGAACCCCTAGTTTTAGCGCAGCGTTTAATCACCAAAACTTTGAAGGACTGGTGACTTTTACTAACTTAAATGGTTATGCTACTCAAACATATGCCGGTCAAGTAGCAAATACTGCAGTAGCTAATGCTGCAGGTAATTACGCAACAAATAACCTATCCAACGTCACAACAATTGATGGCGGAAAAATTAGTACAGGCACACTAAGCGTTGGATCAATACAAAGCAGTACTACTAATTCATCATACGGCGTAAATTGGGGTATTAATACCTTTGCATTTGGAACCGGATCAGTTTTAGCAGGTATATCAACTGTAGGTTATTTTAAAACAACTGACTCAGGCACACTTGGCTTAGGGGTGCTATCTTCAAATAACGTTGCTTTTGCGGCATCAACTGTATGGTCAAGTTGGGCAGGTGGTTTTGGCAATCGTTGGGGCGTTGGTATAGATGACATTGCCGCAGGCAATAACCGTACACTGGCAGAATTCTGTTCTAATACTGTAGCTGGTCGGTTCTTTCACCGAGATACAAACCATACCACAACCGTAGCTTCTAGTACTCATGCAATTAATGCAAGCGGACCAGTAAATATAAATGGTTCGCTAACAGTTAATGGTGTTGCTATTAATACTAATGGTGGCACTGGTTACGGCCCAGGATCTAGCCCTGTATTTGATGCTATTAGTGCTAGCACTATCACCACTAGCAGCAGCATAACTTCTAGTGGTAGGATATTTAGTCAAAGTATTAACGTTGGTGGTGCCAGTGGTTATACAGGAGATATTTATACTGGAGATATTGCTTGTGGCGGTAATTTTAGAGCCTTGGGCGGTGCGCTGCTCAATGGCAATGTTTATGCTAATTTCTTTTATAGTCAGGGAACTTACATTGGAAGTTCACGACGTCTTAAAGATAGTATCTTGCCGATTGATATCGGACTAGACTTTATTTTATCGCTAGAACCTGTTAAATATACGCTAAAATCTACTCAAGACCCTAAGGTGGGGTTTATTGCTGAAGATTTTCCAGACACAAGGTTTGTGCACCAAGGATTCATTGATCCAGCAGATGAATCCAAAGGCAAACAGATTAATGCTATTGATTACTCGTCTATGGTAGCGCCACTGGTAAAAGCAGTACAAGAATTAAACGCAAAAATCACTCAACTAACACTCGAATTAAACGCGCTAAAAAATACTTAAAAGTAAAATACCTGTCCAATGGGCAGGTATTTTTTTGTGTTGACAGTTATATGCCTCTGTGCTATAATATACCAAAATGTCCACGAGCTCCCAATTTTTAGGTTAAATCAGAGTTACGTTGAACTTGATCAGTTAAATATACTAAGTGGCGGTAAGTATTACAGCCAGTAATAATAGGGAGTACTAACTTATGTTGGAGTCTAATTTTGAGCAAACCTTACAAGCCGTCAGCCTGGTAGCATTAGCAGTAATCGGGGTTTTATTAGGTGTGCAAAAAATCTTAAAGAATTGGCGAACTACTGAAGCAGAGACTTCGCTTATAACACTTATGCACACAGAGCTAGAGCGCATTAACGAGCAGAACACTAAGCTTAGCGTAGAACTAGGCAGGTTGCATATAGAAATAATTGCTTTAAATAAAGAGTTGCAGAAACTAACAGTTGAAAATCAACACCTACGAAACGAGGTTTGCGCCCTTACTCAAGAAGTAAGCAACTTCAAACAATTGTCGGTGGCACAGAAAGGCAAAATATATGCAGCCAGCAAAACTTAATTATAAAATTTACCAAGGCAGCACCTTTGAAGAAATGTATCGCTGGGAATCTGAAACAAAAGTTTATGTACCCATAGAATCAGTTTCAAAAAGCGCACCTTGTGTAATAACTACCGCGCAACCACATGCACTACCACAAGGTTGGAGGTTTCGTGTGATAGGTGCAGGCGGTATAAAAGAACTTAATAGTATTGGGGACAGTTTTTACTTAGCCACAAGTGTAACCGCAAGCACCGTTACCATTAATCAAACAAACAGCCTACAGTACACAGCTTATACAAGCGGCGGTGTCATAGAATACAATCAACCTGTTCCACTAGGCAGCTATAGTGCACGTATGCAAATTCGTGAAACAGTAGACAGCCCCACAGTAATATACTCTGGCACCAGCGGCACGGGCGGACACATTAGCTTAGACTTGGTTTCAAATACAATTAATATTCGTATACCTGCTGCAGTAACTCAAAATTTTGATTTTACCACAGCAGTATACAGTGTTGAGCTGTATGAGGCAGGTGGGTTAGTGATTCCGTTTTTAGCTGGTAACCTAACACTAGTGCCGGAGGTTACAAGATGAATCGAATTGTTGTAGTAGACGAAAACCAAACAGTAGTCGTACAAGCAAACGTACCTAAAACTATTGTAACAGGTATGATGGGACCCAGAGGTGCTGCTAGTTTTGCAGAGTTGCAAGACATTGATTTAGCACAACTAGGGCCAGGATCATTACTAGTATATAATAACCAAACGCAGAGATGGACTGCAACCACACTCCTAGACCAGCAAACGGTTGAGTCTGGACAATTTTAAAGGAAAAAGAACATGGCTTCTATTTTAAGAATAAAACGCAGTGAGGTTAGTGGCAACCCAGCTGTATTAGGTGCAGGTGAACTTGCATACTCAGCACTAGCTGATAACGGCTCCAATGGGGGTGATCGCTTATACATTGGTATGGGCACCGAAACCGCAGGAAACGCCGTTAATCGTATAGTAATTGGCGGTAAATATTTTACTGACTTAGTTACTGCTGCAACCCCACTAAACACTGCTTCAACTATTGTTCGTCGTGATGCTACCGGCAGCATTGTGGTTAACGTAACAGGTGCTCTAACAGGCAACGCAAGCACTGCCACTGCGTGGCAGAATCCGCGATCAATTAGCTTAACTGGCGACGCAACTGCCAGCTTTGCGAGTGTTGATGGTACACAAAATTTGTCAACAGGCATTACACTGGCCACTGTTAACGCAGATGTTGGTACCTATGGTGGAGCAACCTCGATTCCAGTATTTACTGTTAATGCAAAAGGTTTAATTACTGAGGTAACCACAGCAGCTGTAGCAAGTAGCTTAAGCATCTCAGGTGGAACTGGCAGCGATACTGTTGCACTATTAACAGACACATTAGTGTTTGAAGGTGGAACTGGCGTAGCCACAACAGTAACCAACAATAAAGTAAGTTTTGCAATTGGTCAACCAGTTGCAACAACAGACAACGTTACATTCAACAACTTAACAGTTAACGGTGTTTTCTCAAGCAACGACATTACTGCCACAAACGTTACCATTGACGGTAATGCGATTATTGTAGGTAACTTAACTGTTCAAGGTACAACAACCACAGTTAACTCAACAACTGTGGCAATTGGCGACGCTAATATTACCTTAGCCAAAGACGCTACCACAAGTGCACAAGCAGATGGTGCTGGTTTAACTGTTGGCGGTAGTGGTGCTACACTAACTTACTCCAGTGTTAACGATCGCTGGAACCTGAACCGTGACTTGGTTGTAGCCAATGTGTATGGTGCACTGCAAGGCAATGCTACAACTGCTACTGCGCTGCAAACAGCACGCACAATTGCAATCACTGGCGATATCAGTTACAACAGCGGCAATTTTGATGGTAGCGCAAACGTAACTGCAGCTGCTACGCTAGCCACAGTTAATGCAAACGTGGGTAGCTTTGGTGATGCGGTAACAGTACCCAACTTTACAGTCAACGCCAAAGGCTTGATTACTGCCGCTGGCAGCACAGTTATTCCCACAGCCACTGCACTAATCAATGGTTTAGCTAGTTTTAGCAGCACTAACTTTAGTGTTACAGGCGGATTGGTAGCCATCGCACAAGTGGACGGCGGAACGTATTAATATTGGAGGCTCTATAGTCTCTGCAATCCTTTTTAGGGCCAAAAATGTCGAAAATTATACTTAAAAAATCTTCGGTAGTGGACAAGATTCCACTACCAGCTGACTTAGCTTATGGCGAACTAGCGCTTAACTACGCAGACAGCAAGCTGTTTTTCAAGAAACCAGATAATACTATCGGTACTTTTAGTGCTGGTAGTGCTCTGCAAAATCGTTATAGCTATACTGCAACAGCAGCACAAACTACATTTTCGGCAAGCTACACACCACCTTATGTTGATGTGTACCTAAACGGGCTACGCCTAAGTTCAGGAGTAGATTATACTGCTACCAGTGGTAGTTCAATTGTGTTAACTCCTGGAGCCTCTGTTAATGACTTGGTAGAAATTGTTGCACAAGTAGTTAGTACTACTGTGCTAGTAGATGCTACTAAATTAGCATTAGCTGGCGGCACAATGACTGGTGTGATTGGTTTTGCAGCAGGCCAAACATTTCCAGGCACACAAACCGCATTGGTAAGTGGCACAAGCATTAAAACCATTAATGGTACTAGTGTGTTGGGTAGTGGCAACATAGAAATTGATGTTGGCGTTACCAGTTTTAACACTCGCACAGGTGCTGTTACACTATCTAGCAGTGATGTTACAACTGCACTGGGATTTACGCCTGTTACGCAAACAGCTGTAGATAGCAGCATAAGCGCACTTGTTGATAGTTCACCCGCTACACTAAACACGCTCAACGAACTGGCTGCTGCACTAGGCGACGACCCTAATTTTGCAACAACTGTAACTAGTAATATCGCCAGTAAGCTTTCACTGTCCGGCGGTACCTTAACTGGTGCTTCAACCGTTAGTGTTGCATCTTGGGCGAAGTGGACTCTTGAAACAACCGGTACAACGGCCAAGGCTCGCCAAGGTTCTGACGCCAACGGACTAAACTTTACATCAAACGCACTTTGGAACGGCAGCTGGACCGAAGATGACTCTACCAAAAAGAAGTTTGCTTATATTCAGCATCTTGGTAATGGTCGTCACGAGTTCAGAACCGCCGCTAGCGGTGCTGGCATTTCTTGGGTAACCGGCCTTACGGTTGATGAAGCTGCAGTCAACTCACTTGTTGCACTTCAGCAGGGCGGCAATCAAGTATTGCACGCAGGCAATTATAACAGTTACGCATTACCATTAAGTGGTGGTAGCTTAACCGGCTCTTTAACACTAACAGCCAACTCTACTTCTATTCGTCAGAACAGCACTGCATCATGGTCTGGGGACGCTCCTAACGGCGTAGGTAAACTTGAATATCACAGCAACCGTTGGTATATTAACGCTGGAGCTGACTCCACAGAAATAGCAAACTTCCGTCGTGGCGCTACAAGCGTTGCAACTATCAGTAACACAGGTGTTTACAGTGGTAGTATTGCAGGTAATGCGGCTACGGCCACAACGCTTCAGACAGCTCGCACAATCAACGGCACCAGTTTTAATGGTTCGGTCAATATCGACACAACGGAGTGGGTTCACTCTGATCGAGACTTTCCAAATGGAACCTTAATTACCACCAACATTAACTACGCTGTAAGTAGTGGCGATCCGTTTGTTCTGGAAATTCGAGGTAATACCTATGGAAACGTCGTGCCGTTAGATTTGCTCTACCAGGGCTACATCTACGCCGACACGATTATCAACCACGGTGGCGTATCTAATGGATTAAATATTTCTGGTCTTGTTGCAATCAACAATGGTGGCAACCTATGCTTTTGGTTTCCAAGCCAAGGATACTGGAACGGTTACAATGTCAAAGTTTATACCGCATTAGCAACTCGCGCCACAAACCGCGTCACATCAATCACTGGCGTTGCAAAACCAACCACAGCTAAAGAAGTAGCGCTTTCCGCCAACATCCGTCAGTCATTACATAGTGGAAACTACACCAGCTACGCCCCATCCCTAACTGGCTCTGGGGCAAGCGGCACTTGGGGTATTAGCGTTACTGGAGCATCTGCTAGAATAAGCGTACCAGATACCAGAGCAGTTAATGATCAGCCACAAAATAAAACGGGCTATGCAATAACAGCCGATTTTAAAGAAAATTCAGCGGTTAATAATCCTCCTGTTACTTCCAGTGGTCTATACTCCCACGTTATAACAGTTGCTGGATGGGATACAGCTGGAGGCAGCGGCGGTTGGCCTTCTCAATTAAGTATAGGCGATGGAATTGCTGTACGACAAGCTACAAATGCTACTACTTGGGGTGCTTGGAGAAATGTCCTACACAGTAATAACTACGGAAACTACTCAACTTTCAACCAAGTTGTGGTGGCCAGTCAAGCAGGCTTTCAAAGTGCAACATACTCCGCCGGACGAAACAGGATTTGGAGTTTTGCAAACGCTGACGCATATGGCATCAGTTACTTTCAAGGCGGTACGGACACCATAGGCTTCCACTTTGGTACAGCCAGTCTTGCAGGCTCGGTAGGGCGAGTAACTGCCACTGGGCTTGCTTCATTTGCGACGCTTGGGCTAAATAACGGATTTGAAATTCAACAGGGTGGAAGTAATTACGGACAGTTCAACACTTGGGTACATCTAAACGGAAGTTATGGGTTTTACGCAGCCACTAACGGTGCACATTTTTATCCCAATAACGGTAGTTACGGCTCGTGGAGGATTGATGGTAGTCGAAACGGCTGGGCAGGTATCGAGTTTGGTACAGGTACTAGCCTAATGATGAATGATGACTCTTACGGATTTCACAGAAATACTAGCGGCCAATGGAAATTTTATGTTTCTGGCGGTAATGGATATTTCCCTGGCAATGTAACAGCATACTGGTCAGATGCCAGACTAAAAGAAAATTTACGTGAAATTAAACACGAGTCCTTAGATATCCTTAGCACGTTTACTGCATATAGGTTTAATTGGAATAGTAAAGTTGCAGAAATAGGTGACACTATACCTGTTGGCAAAGAAGAAATCGGACTAATTGCACAGCAAGTGCAAGCCACCCTACCTGATGCAGTTGTAGTTAATAAGGCTGGGGCAAAAGTTGGTGACAGTGATTTCGACTATTTAACTATCAATTATGATCGTATTACTCCGCTGCTGGTAGAGGGTGTTAATATACACACGCAAGAAATATCAGAGCTAAGATCACAGGTCAGCGAACTTAAAAATCTAGTGCAACAACTCATGAAAGCACAGTAATGAATGAACAATTAAAAACACAAGTACTGGAAGCCAAAGAAGCCTTTAATCAGGCAGTAGCAGCCGCAAGGGCCGCAGGTGTAGCAGTAAATTTATGGGTTACTGGTACAGGACCCACAGCAATTGAACCAAGCCAGGTCGATCTAGATTTTGGAATTTCTCAAGGATAATCTATGACAGAACCTACACAAACAATATCTCAACCACAAAATTTTACTGCTGACTTTGCTATCCGTATCACAGGACTACGAACCCAAACCGTAGCGGGCGTACCCAACGTAGTAAAGCAGGTAGCCTGGACAATCACGGGCACAGAAGCTGGCCAAACATTTGAGCTGCCACAAACTACCACAGTGCCAGACCCTGACGCCGCAGACTTTGTTCCACTGGAACAGTTGACCGAACCACAAGTTGTGGCTTGGATTGAAGCACAGGATATTCGACTACCAAGTATCAAGCAGCACATTCAGCTTGTGCTAGATCGTCAAGTTGAACAGGCAGTGCTGCAGTCGACACCAATGCCTTGGGCACCCGCCGAGCCTAATCCAACGGAGGTCTAAATGCCATTACCAAGTAGCGGGGCGATTTCGCTAAATCAAGTTAACGTAGAACTAGGTAAGTTGGCCACCTCCGTTATTAGTTTAAATGATACAGCAGTACGAGGTCTAGCAGGTGTGGCAAGTGGCACAATCAGCATGAGTAATTTACTTGGTAAAAGTGCAGGGCTATTTGCTACTATTAGCAGCTTAACGTTTTCGTCTGGTGGAGGGTTCTATTCACGTGAATACACTGAAGGCGGCATAGCAGTTGACTCTAGTGGAAATATTCATGTTGTTGGCACAACTGGAGCCAACATGTACGTTGCAAAAATATCTAACACAGGCACAATTTTATGGCAAAAAAGTTGTTCAATCCCTTTTAGATCCTTATATGGAACGTCATGTGATTTAGATTCTTCAGGAAATTTATACGTGGGTGGTAGAGATGGTAATTCTTCTTGGATATTACTTAAATTTAATTCGTCCGGAACACTACTTTTTAATAAAATAGGAAGCACCGTTTACACAGGCGGAGTTGCTGATGTTGCAGTTGTAGGCCCACTGAATTTTGTAATGTGGGCCGGTACCGTGGGTTCAGAATCGTATGGCGGTAATGACGCCCAGATATATAACTCTCCTTTTGACGGGTCAACATTTTATGGTAATAACGGAGGAGCCGGAGGAATTGAGGCAGAAGAGTCTAGAAAAATTACTTTCAATTCAGCTACTCCTACAAGAGCACAACATTTATTTTGTGATCCCTATTATAATACAGGAAGTACTTGGAACACCTTAAGTTTCTATGCTAGTGGCAGCCAGACATATCTTAGTCAGGTAATCACAAAACGATATCAGGATGTTTATTTAACAGGAATAGATGGGGATGCAAGTTTTACGTATGTGTGTGGCTTAACACGACCCTCAGGTAATGCTTTTATAGCCAAACACGGTAGCACCGATAGTAACGGCGGAATAACCTGGCAAAAAGAATTTGCTGGCGCAGGTTTTAAAACACTAGTATTAAGTGGCGGTCACTTATATGCTGCAGGAGAATCTTCTGGGCGTGGTTTTTTAGTAAAAATGGACTTAAGTGGTAATTTGGTATGGCAAAGATTTGTTGGTAGTGCTTCGTCATCAAACATAGCAAACATTCGTGTAATTGGCGATAAAATATACGGTGTAGGCATGGCAGCAGGCTTGGGACTAGTATTTATTATGTCAACAGATGCTCCACTGGCTACCAAAGGCAGCTATTCAATCAGTGACGGCAATTTGACCCTAAGCAACAGCACACAAGGAATTTCTGCACGTAGATCTGGTGGTGTTATTATAGGTATGGGTATCACAGATTACAGTACCACAGTGGGTACAGGCTCTTTAAGCACAGTACTGAGTTGAATGATACAATGCCTAAAACAACTCAGCAATTGGCTACACTTTAAAAACTCAAAGGACACTTATGTCAAAATCAAGAATATTAAGCGGCTTAGTGTCCGATGGTGGTGCGCTGGCCGATGGGCAACTAAATGCCCAAGATATTGGTGCACAGCCTGCGTTGGTGTCGGGCACCACGATCAAAACAGTAAATGGAGCTTCACTGCTGGGCTCAGGCAATATTACAGTTGAAGGCGGAGGAGGCGGTGGTGGTGGTGGCAGCGCACTGGATTTTGGTACTTTTACCGCACCACCAAGATTTACGCTTGACATGGGAGCCTTTTAAAGGTTTAGGAGAACACAATGACATTACAAATTAGAAGAGGTCTACAAATAGACCTGCCCTCAGACCCAGCAGAAGGTGAATTGCTGTATACCACCAACACTAAAAAACTATTTATTGGCATTGGCGGAGCACCCCAAGAACTCTCAGGAGTTAACAGTGCTCCAAACATAGACGGAGGTTTTCCAGACAGTAGCTACGCCGGCATATCGCCCATAGACGGAGGTAGTGCTTAATGTCCACAGTAATACAATTTAGAAGAGGTTCAATCTCACAGTGGAAGCAAGCTAACCCTGTGTTGCTTAACGGCGAACCCGGCATTGAGTTAGACACAGGTAGATTTAAGCTGGGTACAGGTACCTCTAACTGGAAAAACTTACCGTATGCTGGAGATCAGGGCCCCACCGGCACAGCTTCTACTGTTCCAGAAACCACTGGTGCAATAACTTATGCACCAACAGCCACAGCTCCTGCTGGATGGTTGTCTTGTAACGGAAGTTTCGTATCAGCAGCAACATTTCCCGCACTACAGCCAGTGTTGCCTCCCAAACCTGGATTTAGTGGAGGCGTAGGGGCACAATATGGCCCGGGTACCTTGCAAGGTATCGTGGTTTCTGCAAGCAGTGTAATCAGCACAGATAGTTGGGCTAGTGTAACAAACGTTGACGATGGTTTATCTGTGGGCACTACTTATCCCCGTAATGGTTGGCGAAGCCAGTACAACCCGTTTAACAATGATGGGCACTGGTTAAAGTTCGCTTTTCCAATACCAACAGTTATCAATACTTACTGGTTAGCAGATAATTCAGACGGTGACTGGAGCCCTACCGTTTGGACATTTCAAGGGTCTAATGATAACACCAATTGGACGGTATTGCACACAGTTGATAATGGTACTACAAGAACTATAAACAACACAATTTATGGTGGAGCTATAACTACCAGCGGTATGGCTAACTATTCTTTTACCAATACTACCACATACCTGTACTATAGATGGGTTTTTACTCAATCTAATTACGGTTATGAAAGTGTTGAATTAACGGAAGCAGCCATGGGCGGTACCGTTATTGGCCCAGATAATACACTGCTAGTTTTGCCTGCTTTAAGTCCAATTAGTTCCAATAATACAACGTTTTACCCATATATAAAGAGCTAAATTATGCCAATCAATATACAACTAAGACGAGACACTGCCAGCGGCTGGACTGCAGAAAATCCTGTGTTAAAATCCAGTGAACTAGCAGCAGAAACAAACACTCGTAGAATAAAAATTGGTGATGGTAGTACTCCATGGAACTTACTACCCTACTCAGGCACTATTGGACCTGCAGGACGTAATGGTGCGCCTAATAGTATTGCAGGAACACTGGCATATTTTCCAACAGCCACAGCCCCCGCCGGATGGTTACGCACAGATGGTAGCACTATTTCTTCTACAGCATACCCAGAATTGTCCGCTCTACTTGCAAGTAGTAGCAACTTATTAGTAGCTCCTACAAGTATAAATACAGAGGGTGCTTATGGGTTTAGCTGGGCACCCGGCCTTACACTATTCGATCCGTATGTGGATAGCGACGTATTTGGAACAGGAGAGTATTTAAGTAATCAGACTATGTCCGGAGAGCAAATTACCGCATTTAATTTTAGTTTTGCTCAACCTGTTGTACTGTCAGACTTAACAATATTGAACTTAGGTTACGGGATTGCACCAACTTATTGGAAGCTAGTGAGCGGCACGGATATAATTGCAGAAACTGCACCAAATAGCTTGTTTTTGGCAGTGGGCGGAGTAACTACGTATAGCGGCAATGCTTTTATCCCTAACTGGTATAGTTTAAATAATACACTGGCAAGACAAACTTACACATTAATTGTTGCACACACACAAGGTTATCCTGTAGACATTGGTATCACACGAATACTTTTTAAACAAACTGTAACTGCTCCTGTGGGGTCCAAGATACTACCCACACTTCCTACACAGCCCGCTGGCTTAACCAGCCTATACCCATACATAAAGACTTAAAATGGCTACATCTGTATACTTAAAAAGAGGTACGACTACACAGTGGGCAGCTCAAAATCCTGTGCTAGCGTCTGGAGAAATTGCCTATGATACTACCACACGAAATCTAAAATTAGGCCACCAAGGTTTGCCTTGGTCTGAATTATCTTCAGCATTTGTTGGTATAAAAGGACTTCCTGGAAGCTCACTGGGCTTAGCTAACAGAGTACAGTGGCTAGTTCAACCAACTGCACCCGATGGTTGGGTGGCATGTAATGGAAACATTTTATCAACAGAACAGTATCCTGAGTTACAAAACTTACCTGAATTTCCTGGATTTGCTGGCGGTATTGGAAATTTTTCAATTATGCAAGGTGGTGGAACAAATTATGGATATGGTCCGGGACAATCTTTTGCTTCCACTGATGTTACTGGATTATTCCCTAATACTATAAACTCAGTGTTCTATCCCGCAGGTAGTGGTTTGCTACTAGATGGTCCTAGTTATTACTGGCAGGGTGCACAAAATTATGCAACATCTATTTGGGGGTACAAGTTTCACAGACCTGTTGTAATTAACAAGTTTGCAGTATCTTCTCAAAATTCGTCGTATGATTTTGGTAATATTCAGTTTCAAGGCTCCAATGATGGTCTTGCCTATGCAACTATTTGGAACCGTCCTGAAACTACATTTTTGCCACAACAAGGTACAGCAACCCCTATTACTGTTACTAATACAACAGCATACTTATATTACAGGTTTATTGTTGGATTTAATACGTTTTATTTTAATGGTACCGTAGCTGCGGCAAAAATAGCTTTAGAAGGCGTACCTATTTTAACAGACCCGGAATTACGGCAAGTCCCTAATTTAGTGCCTATTGCTGCTGGTGCCAGCACATTTTATCCATACCTCAAACTCTAAGGAATTCCTATGCAAATCACAAAACCAGAACAAGCAGAAATACGTAAGGTCCTAGAAATGGGGCAAGCTACTACACTATCTCTTGCAGATATGTTAAAGATTGTTAGAAACTATAGATTAAAAGAATCTGACTGGACACAGCTACCTGACGTAAACTTACCTAACTTACAAGAGTGGGTTACTTATCGACAAGCACTGCGTGATATAACCAAGCAGTCAACTTTTCCACAAACAGTGGTGTGGCCCGTGCAACCACAATAATTTAAAAACACATGTTTTGGATACTAGAAATTTTTCCAAATTGGATCTGGTGGGTGTTATTAACAGCTGGTTTATTCAGCTATTTTTTATCACACTTAATTCCACTAAAAACTTACCAATTGCCAATTAAAATTGCAGGCGGTACGACGGTAGCTGTAGTAATTTTTATACTAGGACTCTTATACGCCAATGGCGTATGGCAGCAGGCGGCTCAAGAATTACAAGCCAAAGTTGCCATAGCCGAAGCAAAGTCGCAGGTGGTAAATGAAGTTATAAAAGAACGCGTAGTTACCAAAACTCAAGTTGTCAAGCAACGAGGCGAAGCCACTGTGGAATACATCACACGCGAAGTCGTCAAACACAACGCCGGTTGCACAATACCACCAGAATTTATTAATGCACACAATCGTGCAGCAGAAACACCGCCATGAAATTAGGTTTACTACTAACTACCATATTACTAGCAGGGTGTACAACTGTGGTGCCTGTTACACAATCATGGCCAGAACCACCAGGTGTGTTAGCACAACAACCTTGCCCGCTGCTGGAAAAATTACAGCCTGATGCCAAGCTGTCTGATGTTGCCAACACTGTGGTAAAAAATTACACAGAGTACTATACGTGTGCTATTAAACTAGAAGCTTGGCAGCGTTGGTACACCGAGCAGCAAGTTATACACAAAGGATTGAAATGACTGAACTAACGCTACAGCAACTGCAGCAACTTATTCCACGTAATCCGTATGTCAAACAATGGCACGGTGCCCTTGCACAGCTACTACCAGACTACGAGATCAATACGCCACAACGTATTGCTGCTTTTGTTGCACAGTGTGCACACGAGTCCGGGAACTTTACCGCACTGCGCGAAAATTTAAACTATCGTTGGCAAACACTGCGTAAGATTTTCCCCAAGTATTTTCCCACAGATGAACTAGCACAGCAGTATGCCGCAATGCCCAACAAGCAGCAGGCAATTGCTAACCTGGTATATGCAAACCGCATGGGCAATGGACCACCAGAATCTGGTGACGGATATCGCTTTGCAGGCAAGGGCTTAATTCAGCTAACCGGCAAAGACAACTACACTTGGTTTGCAGCATCGCTGGAAATTAGTGTAGAGGAAGCGGCCGAGTACTTGGAAACATTTGAAGGTGCTGCGCAAAGTGCTTGCTGGTTTTGGGAAACAAACAAACTCAATCAGTGGGCCGACAAAGGCGATATCCTTACACTAACCAAGCGTATCAACGGCGGCACTATTGGCCTAGACGACCGCATCAAACACTATAACCATGCACTACATGTGCTAGGAGCCTAAGTTGCAGCTTTCTAAATATTTGTTACCACTTGTGCTCGCATTACAAGTTGGTTTAACTAATGCACAGCAGTTGGTAACACAACCAACTACTGAAACCAATAATCAACTAGTTACTAATAGTTTAGTAACTACTAAATCTGATGCTACCACAACAGTTAAGTCACCACCAGCGTCGGCAATATCACCTACAATAAATACCTCTAACACGGACTTGTGTACAGTGGGCGTTGCTGGTGCTGTACAAACTCAGATCCTGGGTATTAGTGCTGGCAGTACTGTTCGTGACATGAACTGTGAACGACTAAAGCTATCCAAAACACTATACGACATGGGTATGAAAGTAGCTGCTGTTAGCGCACTGTGTCAAGATCGACGTGTGTTTGATGCCATGATGCAAGCCGGCACACCTTGTCCATATGACGGAACAATCGGTGCCGAGGCTAAGGCGGCTTGGAAAGCCAATGAGTCGGAACAACCTGATCGTACCAAAAAATCCAAGGAACTAAGCAGTGAAACTAAAACACTTTTTGGCGGCGGTGCTA